TTAACTAAAGCAAATTTCTTTAATTTAAAATGTAAGGAGTGGGCATAAGCCCACTTCTCAGGAGGTACAATAATGACTGACACAAAATGGATTATTGAAAAAGATCACATTTCAAAAGGTAGAAAAAAAACCTTTAATGGATGGATTGCAACTTTAGTTGGTAAGAATGATGAGAGATTAGACATCATCAGATCATGGACTAAGAAATCATTAATTGAAGAAATAAACTTTAGATACCCATATCAGGAGGTAAAATAATGAGCAAATATAAATTACCATTCGGTCAGAAACTTATCCAAGAAGTGGGTAATTTTCTATTCATTCAACAAAACCATTTCTATGAGCATAGCGGCGTAGTCACTGATCAGGTATGGTTTAAGTATTATATCCATAAAGATGCTCTTAATAAAAAAGGGAATTATGGTGTTGTTAGTATCAGAGATGACAAGACATATTCAGTCTTTGATAAGCAGTTTAATATATCTATCTACAAGAACTTAGAGGATGCCTTTAAGTATGTAGAGGAGATGTGGAGTTAAGTAAATAATCCTGTATTTACTAATTAGCCATCCTGTTATATACAAAATGGGATGGCTACAAAGCAAGAGATATTATCAAAACTAGCTGCTTCTCACGAACAAAGAATTTCCAAAGTTCTTTTTGATCTTGAAGAAGATATTATTGCTCAATTACAAAGAGCCACAGACGGAGTTCCCCTTACTACTGATTTAGCTATTCAGCTAAGACCAAATCTTAAAAGACTAATAGAGCAGAACTATCTTAAAGAAGGCTCTAAGATTATTTCAGAATATGATGAAGTTGTTAAAGGATATATGGACTATATCCGCACTACTCCAGTTTCCGCTAAATTTAAAACGCTTACCAAACCTGATCTAGTCTTAATCAATCAATTAAAACAATTATCCTTTAGTGGATTTGAAGATGTAGCCAATAGATTTCTTGATACGATTGCTACAGAGATATATTCATCCGCCGTCACTGGTAAACCATTTCCTCAGGTGGTAGAAAACATCAGAGCATCTATTAATGGTGTCTATAGACGAAGTAATGAGGAAGCAGTCAATAGATTAGTTAGGATTGTAGAGGAGAATAGATATTCAGATGATCCTTTAGCTAAAAAGAAATACTTAGATGCCAGAAAGATCCTGCATAGCAAATACGCATCCGATATTAGAGGTGAGAATATGCGCAAGTACGCTAATCAGATTGCTCACGATAGTATCATGCAGTTTGACGGACAATTCACTAAGTACAAAGGTCAAGAAGCAGGAATAGACACATACAAATATACTGGCACAAATATTACGACTACTAGACAATTCTGTAGAGCCTATCTTAATGAAATAAAAACAGAGGAAGAATGGAGAGAAGTATTTACTGGCAACTGGAGAGGTAAATCAGGATCAGATCCTTTTGTGAATAGAGGTGGTTATAGATGCCGCCATAGTTTAATCCCTTATGATCCTGCATGGGATGCAGATGAAGAAGTAAAACAAAAAGTAGATGATATAAAACCAAAAACTAAACCAGTTGGAAACATTCCTCAAAAAAATATTTATTCCCCATTCCCAAATACAAATGGTAATTCAGTTAATAAAATATTAAATGATTTAGATGGTAATGAAGAATCTACTATAAGAATAAATAATTTTATTAATGCTAGAAATATTGGACTTAATTTCTTACCTAGAGCAACAAGAAATATAAACAATAGAAGGAAAGAATTACCAAAAGTACAAGAATGGTATAGTGGATATATTAAAGAAAACAAAGATACATTTAAATATGGAAACCAAAATTATCCAATACAATCAGTAGAGTTAGGAAGTTTAAAAGGAAGAAAAACTTATAATGGATGGGCTACTCCATTGAATAATATGCCAATAGCTTTAGTAGATGAAGCAACAGATTTATCAAAAATAGATATAAAAAAATTACAAGATTCAATAGCTTTTACATTAGATAGAACAAGCAAAAATCAAGGTAAGTATGTTTCAAAATTAAATATTGTAGGGAAAAGAGAAATCAAAAATGCAGATTTTTCTTTTTCAGCTAATTTAAATGCACTAAAACTAGATAACGAACAGAAATTTACAACTATGATGCACGAGATTGGGCATCAAGTTCATTATTACGCAATTAAAAATGTAGGTACATCAGATAGAGTGACAACAAATTCAGTTGCAGATGCAATAAATTTTATAAGAAACAAATATCCAAATAGCAATAATTTTATATTAACAAAATATGGATCATCAAATGCACATGAATTTCATGCAGAATTATTTGCTGCGTATGCAACTAACAGAAAAGCATTAGAAAAATTTAACAAAGGATTAGTAGAATATATGGATGACTTAATTGAAAAAGCTACACAAAGTAAGGTGAAAGGACACTAAATGGCTATAGAATTTTCAGAAGCATATCAAAAAGCTGAACTTTTATTACAGGAACAACCTATAAGTCAGGAAACGATAAAAGAAGTTTTAGATTTACGGGATAAGATACCTGAGAATGAATTAGAGTTTTTTGAGCAATTATTAGATCATTTGCCAATATTAGAAAACTTGTAAAAAGACAAAAATAACTATATCTCTTAAATAAATAACTAACAAAGGAGTTATAGAATGTCTGACGAGAATAAAACGGAACAGGTGGAACAGACAATAAACGAAACAGTAGAAGCTAAACAAGAACAACCAGTAGAGCAACCCAAGCCAAGTCAATTTGATATTGATAAGGTCGTTAAGGACAGACTTTACAGACAAGAGAAACAATTACTAGAATCTTTAGGCGTAAACGATTTATCTGAAGCTAAAGCAGCTATTGAAGAACGCAATAAGATTGAAGAACAGAAGCAGCTAGAGCGTGGCAAGTTTGATGAGGTGATGAAAAAGAAAACCTTAGAATTTAATGAGAAACTAACCAAGCTAGAGCAAGAACTTAAAAGTGAAAGAATTGATAAACAATTAATCAATGCTGCTTCTAAACATAGAGCGATTTCACCAGATCAAATCAAAGAGTTGATGAAAAACCAAGTACAACTAAATAAAGAAGGTAAAGTAGAAGTGCTTGATAATTCTGGAACTCCTAGATATAACAAAGATGGCGACTTGCTGACTGTTGATGAGGCAGTGCAAGAGTTTTTGACGCAGAACGCACACTTTCAAAGCGCAACTCCTCAGGGGAGTGGAAGTGTAAGTAATGTGGGAAAGTCACCTACGCAAAAGACTTTAAATGTTGCGGACTTAGACATGAGTAATCCTGATGATCGTAAGTTATATGCGGATTATCGCAGACAGAGAGATTCAGTGACTCATATTAAACTAAACAAATAACTAAAGGAGTTATAACATGGCAAACGAAACAACAAGTACAGGTTTAAGTGAACTGTACACCGAGATCGTTGCTGAAGCTGAGTTCGTGATCCAAGAGAAATCTATCATGAAGAACTTGGTTAAAAACTACACTATTGCAGGTGGTGGTAAATCCGTAGAAGTACCGATTTACTCAGCTATCGCAGCAGCAGCAGTAGCAGAAGCAACCGATCTTTCAAACACTGCAGTTAATCCGTCATCAGTGACAATTACTGCATCAGAAGTAGGCGTAATGACTACACTAACTGATCTAGCAAGAAACTCAGCACCTAGAAATGTTGCTGCAGATATTGGTAGATTATTTGGTGAAGGTATTGCTAAGAAAATGGATCAAGATTTGATTGCATTATTTGATGGTTTCTCAACCACTTTAGGTGACGGAACTACTGCTATTGCAGCATCTTCTATTTTCAATGCAGCATCAACACTCAGAGCAGCAGGTTTACCAGTTGAGGAGTGTTTCTGTATTCTACACCCAAAGATTGCTTACGACTTAAAAGCAAACTTAACAAACACATTTGCAAATCCAAACGCAGGTGATTTACAGAACGAAGCATTAAGAAGCGGATATGTAGGTCAGTTAGCAGGTATTAGCGTATTTGAAACTTCAAATATGTCTAACACTGGTACTGCAGGTGATTACAAAGGCGCAGTATTCCATAAGGATGCTTTAGCCCTAGCTATGATGCAGGACATCAAAATTGAAACTCAAAGAGATGCTTCTCTAAGAGCAGACGAGATTGTTGCTACTGCAGTTTACGGCGTAGGCGAATTGCATGACTCTTATGGTGTAGAATTGCACTTTGATTCATCAATCCAGTAGTATATGCTTGTGGGTGGGGTTAATCCCCACCTACTAAGGAGATTATTTATGACTGAATTAGTTAAATTACAAAAAGGCGATAAAATCATCACCAGAACTAAATTTGATTATGAAAAAAATTATATCCATTGGAAATTAAGAGGTTTTGAATTAGTAGAAGATCAACCTGCAGAAGAAAAACCTAAAAGAACTAGGAAGAAGAAAGAAGATTAATGGCAACCACAGAATTTTCAGTAGCATTAGCAGATGTGCAGCAGTATCAACCTGATATAGCTGAATACGGAATTGCAGACTTTGATACACAATTACAACACGCTGAAAATGATGTAATCAGACAGATTAGAGAAGAATGGTGGGAAAGATACCGCCATACTGTACGCTATAAAGATATTACTAAGGTCACATCTTTAGAATTAGATAGTGGCAAACTCACCAATTCCCAATGGACTAGAAGTGTCGTTTATAAGGCATTGGCAGATTATATTTTACCTATGCTTACTAAATGGAAAGATCCACAAGGCGGAGATGGTGCAGATACATTTCAAGTCAAAATGGATTATTACAGAAAAAAATATAATGAGGAGTTCCAAGCCGTATTGCGTGATGGGGTAGATTATGATGAGGATGATAGCGGAACTATCTCAGAGAGCGAAAAAGAGCCTATTCACCATTTACGATTAGTTAGATAATGGTCGCTACCATTAAGGTAAAAGATAATTCTATAGAAGTAAGAAAAGAATTACTTAAAGTTTCCCAAAGAGTACCTAAGGCTATTAAAAAAGCACTGGCTAACGCTGCTGCATTTGAGATCGGTGCTATCAAGAAAAGAACACAAACAAGAGGTGTTGATTATAGAGGAAATGCTTTTGCTCCCTATTCACCTAAATACAAAAGAGCCGCAGTTAAACAATCAGGAGTAGTTGATCTTACTGACACTGGTCAAATGTTTAGTTCCTTAACTAGCAAAATATCAGCTAGTAAAGGTGAACTATTCTTTAGGCAAGGATTCGCTAACAGAAAAGCATTTTTCCATGATGAAGCAGGAGCAGGTAGAAAGAAAGTTATCAGACCATTTTTTAGTATTTCTAAAGATGAAGAAGTAAAGATTGAAAAGATATTCTTTTCTGTGCTAGAAAAGGAGTTGAAATTATGAGTTTACGAGAAAATATAGCAGCTAATATTATCAGTACCTTAGATGCGGTCACATCCCCTATTGAATTAAAGAAGATTACAAGAGAGCCAATTAATCCTCAGGAAGATTTAGCTGATCCTCAGTTCCCTGCTATTTATTTAACTACTGGAGATGAAACTAGAGAAGATTTTGCATTAGGAGATTACGCAGCAGGAAAAAGATCAGGAACTATTGATTATGTTCTTGTGGGCTATGTTAAAGGCACAGATACCAACCTAGATACTAAACGCAATCAGCTTATAGAAGTAATTGAGGAAACTCTTGATACTGACAGGACTAGAGGTGGTAATGCCAAAGAAACGAAAATAGTAGAGATTTCATCTGATGAGGGTACATTATATCCTTTGGGCGGAATAAGAATTGTGGTAAGGGTATTCTATGAATTTGTTAGAGGTACATCATAATGGCTAAAAGAATTAAAATCTATATGCCAAGTGGAAACAATACTGTGGAAATTTGGGATAATGATATAGACAAGTTTCTAGCTAAAGGATATAAACTTGAGCAAGAACAAAAATCTACTAGATCATCAAAGAAAAAAGATGTAGAAGTAGAAGAACAACAACAAACTAACGAAGGAGTAAGCGAATGGCAACCCATGTCGGAACAAGCGGAGTAGTCAAAGTAGGATCAGATGCAGTAGCGGAAGTGACTGCCTTTACTATTGATGAAACAAATGACACAGTTGAAGATACAAGCCTTACAGATACATCTAAGACCTACAAAGCATTAAGAAGTGATGCTACTGGTACTGTTGAATGTCACTGGGATGAAACAGATACATCAGGTCAAGGTGCATTAACTGTAGGTGCAGAAGTGACTTTAAACTTATACCCTGAAGGTGATACTGCTGCAGATACATATTACACTGGAACTGCAATAGTGACTGGCGTATCTCAGAGTGTATCTTTAGACGGAGTTATTTCCAGAACAATTAATGTGCAATTCTCAGGCGGCGTAAGCACATCAACTGTATAATTTAGATGCCTAAAAAGGACTTTCTTGAAGGTGCTATAAATCACTTTAAGCATCAAGAAATTAAAATTATAGAAGTTGAGGAGTGGGGTTTAACTGGCGAAGATGCCATTTATGTTAAGCCATTTACGCTGCTTGAAAAATCTGAAATCTTTAAAGGATCAAACGAAAATGATCTCACAGTGCTGATTGATGTCATCATCAAAAAAGCAGAAACAAAAGATGGTGAGAAAATGTTTGATTTAGAGAGTAAGATGAAGATGAAGAAGTTTGTTGATCCTGACATTATAGGAAAAGTTGCAGGTCAAATTCTTGGAACTACTCCATCTCAAACTGATCTAAAAAAAAACTAAATTCTGATCCTGATTACAGGTTTCATTTTTTCTTAGCAGAAAAACTCCATAAAACTATTGGCGAGATTATGCAAATGCCAGTAGAGGAGTATAACGCATGGGCAGGATATTATTCTCTAAAAAATGACGAAGAACAAAAAGCATTGAATAAACAAAAGATGCAAGGTAAAAGAAGATAATGACCAAACAAATGAACATTGACATTATCGCTAATGATAAAACCAAACAGGCGTTAAGTGGTGTTCAAGGAAACCTCCAAAAAACAAGACAATCAGTATTAAATTTAAGAAATGCACTTATTGGTATAGGTGCAGGTGCGGTATTAAAATCATTTGTAAATGTAGGTAAAGAAGTAGAGAGTTTAAGAACTAGGTTTAAATTCCTATTTGGATCGGCAGAAGAAGGCGCTATTGCCTTTGATAATTTAACGAAATTTGCAGCCAAAGTTCCATTTTCATTACAAGAAATATCAAGAGCATCAGGTAATTTGGCGGTTGTTGCTAATGACGCTACTGATCTTAATAGAATATTAGAGATTACAGGTAATGTCGCTGCGGTCACAGGATTAGATTTTGAAACCACATCTAGCCAGATTCAAAGAGCCTTTTCAGGTGGTATTGGTGCTGCTGATCTATTTAGAGAAAGAGGTGTTAGAGCCTTATTAGGTTTCCAAGCAGGTGCTAAAGTCACTGCAGAAGAAACAGTAGCTAAATTTGAAGAATTATTTAGCGGTGATGGTAGGTTTGCAGGAGCAACAGACGCATTAGCGCAAACTCTTGAAGGTACTTTATCAATGATTGGTGATAAATACTTTAAGTTCCAGAAAACAGTTGCAGATAATTTTTTTGACGAATTAAAGAAAGAATTTGGTGATTTAAATAAATTCCTTGAAGATAATGATTTAGAAATCCAAGCGTTTGCTAAAGATTTAGGATCTGTTTTAGCAGATTCAATAATAATATTTAGTGATGCTTTAGTTTTAGCAAAAGAAAATTCAGATTTATTATTCAATATATTAAAAACTTTAATTGGATTAAAGATTGCATCATTTGCATTAACTGCAGCAAAAGGTTTTGGATTTTTAGCCACAAGTATTCTTGCTACTGCAACTTCAGCAGAAGTGCTGTTCAATGTTATGACATTTGGACTAAAAGGCGCTGCAGGAAAAG